ACATTTAATTAATAAAGATCCTCAAATACCAGTTATAAATCTTCCTGTTGGTGACTATACTTCTTATACGGTAGAGGCAGGAAAAGATGGTTATCGAATTCATTATCAATCAAATGATCCTAAAGTTATGAAGACAACAAAGGATATTGATAAGTCAAATGGATTTTTTGGTATTGGTGGTAAGACAGTTATAATTTCAGAAAAAGAATACACCATGAGAACTCAACAGGGTTCTGGAGGTGAAGAGTTGGGAAAGTTGTCTGCAAAGAGAATAGAGTGCATCAAGGCGGAAGGTGGCGGCGAGAGTACAGGTGCAATAGTGGGAGCTAGTATTGGTGCTTCTGCCGCACCAGCATTGAGTGGAATACCTTATATTGGTTGGATTGCTGCTGGATGGGCAACGATATTTGGGCAGAAACAAGGAAGTGCAATTGGCGGAGAAATCGCTAAAGTAGTAAATGATTGTGAGGACACATGAAATTTGAATTAAGCATGGAAGACTATACAATCATTCTCAATTCTCTTCATTACTATAAAAAGATTGAGAAGAAAGGAAATTTTCAGCAATATGATCAAGATCGTATTAATGAATTGAGAGATAAACTTTCACATCAACTTGTCTGGGATCAATTATGATTGTCGTACTTAATAATTATTTGACTAAGTTCTTTACTGTAGTGGTTGTCAATTGCCTAAATCCTGCTAATATACAAGCATGTTTGCCAGTTCATGAATGGTTGTTACCAGAGATTAAGCATGGAATAGAAATATTACGAAACCCTGATATAATCTATCAAAATGAGCGAGAATACCTACAAAAACTGGTAAATAGATAATGAAACTTGTACTACAAAGAATGTCAGAAGTCCCGCCAACGGGTTATGTGACTGAAGAACAGTGTCAGGAAATGATTGATGCTGCGATCAGGAGACATAATCGAAATGCTTCTGTAATAAGCATGTGTGTTGGATGGGTAGTATTATCCTTATTTGCGGAAGGATTATTGCGTCTCGTCGGTGTTATTCCTCCTTTATTTCCATGGATGGACATAGCATTGAAATAATAGGCGCGATTTTATTATTCATTTTTGGTATCACAATGTTCTATCAAGGACATTTAATACTTCATCAAAAAAATGGATACTCTCATCGCAATCAGCAGATAGATTCTGCTAACATGCGTAAACGTTTAGAACAACTACTTAAGGACAAATGAACAAATTCGAAGGATTTACTGAACAAGAAAAGAGAATGCTTGTCGAAGCAGTATGGAGAAGGCAACGATCATTCATTGCTGGAGATAAGCAATTTAAAGAATATGGAAAACTATTGGATGAACTGCTGAATAATCTTGGTGATTATATTCCAGGGAAGGTTGTATGAATAATCCATTGTCTTGTGTAAAGAATACACGAAGTTCTTATCGAAAAGATTTGGGTAAAACTATTACTGAAGTTCAGGTTCAATTTAAGGATGAAGAACCTGCATGGATTCCTTTTGATACTTTAATCGCAATTCAATCGAGGTAATTTATGTTGGGCAATGCTTTATTGTGGATAGCAATTCCTTTTGTCTTATCAACAATATTTTTTGGTTTATTCAAAGGTGGTACTCAATACTACAATTCAGATAAGTATAAAGGAAATGGAACCGCACATTAAAAGTCGGTATCATTTTGCATTAACATCTTTTGCAAGAATGTTTACTCCTCCCAAAGTTGACCAAAGAATGTTTAATTTTTGTCGTGAGTGGTCTTATGGAGAAGGAGAAGCACCATTAGGAAGTTTAGTAGAGGTAGATAACTACTTCAGACACTTATGGTATCGTACTTATTAATCTCAGGTTTCTTTATATCATTTGGTTTATTTCTGTTCATACTTTCGGTTTTTTCAGAATAATGGAATCAGTAATCTTATTTGCCTGTTTTTTACCTTTGGCAATCATCTACATAGTAATGAAGTTAGCGGTATGGTTGTCCGCAGTAAATGCCGAAAAAGAATATGTCAGAAAAGAACCATCTAGAGAACGAGGACCCTATTTGGAAAACGTATATGCTGACGTTGATGAAGAGGAAGAGGAATATGGAGATCGCACAGATTATCGATAAGGCACTCGAAGAGCATTATTCCTCATTAGGTCTACCAGTTCCAGAGTGGAAAAACTATGATCCCCAATGGTGGACAGATTATTTGATTAGTTTAGAAATAGATCCCAATAACCCATGACAGATCCAGTTTGGAGTATTTTTATTGCGATGATCCTACTCCTTTTTGGGACTGGATATTACATATATACTATTATGTTTTTAGCATATCAGGAACTAAAAGAAGATGGCCAAGTCCGCGAACAAGGGCAAGAAGGGATCTGCGAACAACAAGGCGCAGAACCAGGGCAATGCAACGGCAAAGAAAGCTAAGAATGGAGGAAAGAAAAAGTAATATATACTTTGTATGGCATATGATGAAAATGAAATACCTGTTGATTCCAATTCTTATTTTGAGTACGACGGCAGTTCATGCTCAAAATAAGAAGTTAGAGATATTCAATCAGGCACTAGAAAATTTAAAATTATATCGGTTGGAGCAAACAATGACTCCTCCCGAAGATGCCTTAGATCAAGCATTAGCGGAGTTCAATTATGGGCATTATGGTTCCACCGAGTCGGAAGAGTTGTTACAACTTCCGAGTAGTAGAGATTAATCGTGTCGTCGATGGTGATACTATTGATGTTACTATTGATCTCGGTTTTGATTTATACAAGAAAGAAAGAGTTAGAGTTGCAGGAGTTGATACGCCTGAGAAAAGAACAAAGGATGAGGAAGAGAAGGCATTAGGATATGATGCCACTCATTGGCTTGAAGAAAAACTTGAAAGCGCAATTGCCGGTGAAGATGATCTTGTCATCCGTACTGAACTTGTTGGTGGTGTTGGTAAGTATGGTCGTCTTCTTGGATGGTTATATATTGGTGACGCAACTGTTTCACTTAATGAACAAATGATTGAAGAAGGTTATGCATGGTCCTATGATGGTGGAACAAAGCAAAAGAACTTTGAAGAACTCAAAGAAATCCGTCGTGCTCATGGCACACTGGTAGAATGATTGCAAACTTATTTGTATTTGGTTTTATAATTTTATTGACTTCTGGTATGGCTGCTATTGGAAACAAAAACGGAATTATTAGGAGACCCTAAATGCAAAAACTTTTTAATCTTATGGCACTCACTTCTTTTCTTGTCAGTGCTTCTATTGCTGCCGGTGGATTTTGGTTGTATAAAAATAAAGATGTAATGATTGAAGAGACGAGGCAAAAGGTTGTTAAGGAAATTTCAGATTCTCTTCCCGGAATTGTCCAAGAATTAATGCCAAAAGTTCCTGAAATGCCATCGGCAACTGGTGGAGTTATTCCCGAAACAAAAACTAACATTCCACCTGTAACTGGCGGAGTTGTGCCTTTTTAAGGTTAAATAGTTAAAGCACTATTAGCATTATGGCTAAAAGAAAAAAAGATATGGCAAAGGAAGAGGCAACAAAAACCTTTGCCCTATATGTATTTTTCCATTCTATATGGACATCAGTTTTTAATTTCTTTGAAAGTTAATGATTGAAATTCGTGAAATTCGGATAAGGGAAATTGATGTTCCTCCAGTTCCTGAATGGTTGATGTCTCCACCTACGGCAATACCTGCTGCTGCACCAGTGACATTTCAGGTTGGTGTTCCTATTATAGATATGCCAGGATGTGTGCAGTCACATAATTCTGGAAACGGTAATAAGGAGCTTCAAGAAGATGACCCGAATGGACTTGTTACGCATTGTGACGCTAGTATCCCCTTTTATACTCCTATGGATTTTGAACCAGAAAGGGTGATACCAACAAAACCTGCGGCAGTTCCAAAGTATGATAAACCAGAAACAAAAACTCCCGAAATTCCGTTAGAAATTCTTCCTGCCCAACCACAAACAGTTCAGATAAAAGAACCTGTTATAGAAGTTCCTGAACCTAAACCAGAAATACCTTGGCAGGAAAAATATTTACCTGCACCAGAAGCGGCAACAACGACTGCTGCCATTGCCGTTGTTGCGACTACATCTGCGCTTCTGGCAAAACCACTTGCCGATATTTTATTAAAAGTTATTAAACCGACAGTTAAGAAGGTTATTACAAAGATCGCAAAGATAAGAGGAAAGAAACCTAAGATTTTGTCTTTGGCAGAGCGT